TAATCTAACATAATCAATTATATTGTTTTCTATTTTTGGATTTTTTGATATTGCGGTAGTGGTGTAAGGCAGTATTACTTCATGTAGATTTGCTTCAACTAAGTCTAATTCTATGCCAATGCCACCTAACATAGTACGACGTCTAAAGTCATAAACTTTATCTGTATCAAAGTGTAATTTTTCTTTAATGGGAACTAAATGTAATTTAGTTTCATTTGAAATGCCAAATTTGGCGTTATCTATCATCCAATATTAACACGACTAGCACCACCTTGAATAGCATGACCACAAGTTGCAGGGTCATCTACTCTTGCGGCTGGCTTACCATTAATTTTTACTCTGCTCGAACCATCAGCAATCTTTGGATTTTTATGCGGTGAATCACCATGAGCCTGTATAGCATCGCCCTTTCGTGCGGCGGCAAGTCCTTCAATCTTTACATTGTCAGACCCTTCTTTGATTGGCCCTCCGGCTATATCTGCTGTTTTTCTTGCGGCTTTTGGCATACTAGTATTTATGCTTTTGCTAACGTGATTCCAGTTGTACCTTCGACATATTGATCAGCGAGATCTTTTAATGTATCCATTGTACAAAATACTTGCGTATTAGCAATAGTAATTTCTTTAGATGCGTCAGCACTGAATAACCAAGGCATTAATCCAAGTCCTTGTGGAGTTATACTTACTGCCATAGGTTTTTCGAATGTAATACCGTTGTCGTCTTGTGAAACAAAACGTGTAATAATTTCGGTATCGCTGGTTAATTTGATTGTGACAATATCGCCTTTGGCGTGTGGTTTTTGTAGTAACATGTGTTTCCTCTGTGTATGTGAATATTTATATTATAGTGTAAAGCCGGTGAAGGTTTCTTTGTCGACATCTTGCTTTGTACCACCGATAACATAACTGCTTATTTCAGTTTCTTGTGGTGCTACTTGAACTTCTCCACCTGTTATCCATGCTTGGGTCCACGGTAATGGATTTGTACCGGTATTGAATATTTTCTTTTGACCTACGGCGTGCATTCTTTTACCTGCTATATACTCGACATACTGTTTAAGTAGATCTGCGTTAAGGCCAATAATACTTCCGTCTTTAAACAAATAGTCTGCCCATTTCTTTTCTTGCTCTACTGCGTCTAAAAATAGTTGTGTACAGTCGTCATATGTTTCTTCGCGAATCTTTTCAAAGTCTGTGTCTTCGCGTGGTAACAATTTTAGCATTTGTTGTGTACTTGCTAAGTGAACATTTTCATCTCTAGCAATCAGTTTAATAATTTTAGCATTACCTTCCATTTTCTTAAGTTCAGCAAATGCCCAACTACAAGCAAATGAAACATAAAAACGTACACCTTCTAAAATGTTTACACTCATTAAACACATCCAAATACGTTTTTTATGTTCGTACTCGTCGTACTTAGCACTACCTGAATCTCTTAACAAATTATAATCTATAAGTGAGTTGTAGTATTCTGTTATACTATCTGAGCAGTCTATAATCTCTTTAACATTCATCATTTCATCAAAAACTTTGCTCGGGTCAGGATATACGTTTCTGATAATATGTGTATAACTTCTGCTGTGAATAGTTTCACTAAATGCCCAAGTCTCTATCCAGGTTTCTAATTCTGGTAGACTTACTACAGGCAAGAAAGCAATGTTAGGTGAACGTCCTTGTACACTATCTAACAGTATTTGTCTTTTTAAATTACTTGTAAATATATGTTGCTCAAAGTCTGTAAGTTCTCTAAAGTCTTTACTATCTTTGATTATATCTACTTCTTCTGGTCTCCAAAAGAAACCTAATTGTTTTTCTGTGAGTTTATCAAACTGTTTATATTTGAGAACATCAAATCGCTGAATCCCCATGTCATCAGATAAAAACATATTTGTTTTATTTGTATATTTTGATTTAGTATTAAGTACGCCCATTATATTTTACAACTCTCGCAGTCTTCGTCATCGATCTCCCCCATTGGCAGATCTTCTAGTTTATCATCTTTGTTGATATCTATCTCACCTTGTCCATCGTATGTGTTATTGTAGTATAATTGTTTACCACCATACTTGTAAAACATGAGGAGATCCTGAATCAGCACACTCATTGGTACTTTTTCATCTTCATAGTGTTCAGGATTATAAGAAGTATTTACCGAAATCCCTTGGTCTATGTACTTTTGTAACACCGCCATTATTTTCAAATAGCCTTGTGGCGACTTTTGATCCCACAACAGATCGTATTTGTTTTTATAGTATGGAAAGCCTGGTACTACTTGTTTTAGTACGCCGTGTTTACTTTGTTTAATACTAATATATCCACGCGGCGGTTCAATACCATTTGTACTATTACTAATCTGTGCTGATGTCTCAGCAGGCATAAGTGCCATTAGTGTACTATTTCTAATACCATGTTCTTTTAAATTCTTTCTAAGTTCTTTCCAATTTTGTCTTTCTTTGTGCTTAACTAATTCATCTAATTCTTTCTTGTATGTTTGATTAGGTGTAATGCCTAAACCGTATTTTGTTTCGTCTGTGCCTGGGCACTTGCCTTTTTCCATTGCTAGTTTGTTACTGGCTTTGATTAAACTGTAACTCCACGCCTCTGCCCACTCGTCAATTAATTCCAAGTTTGGCTCTTGATAGGTCATGTCATTTTTAACCATCCAGTAAGCAAAGTTAATAATACCAATGCCTAGTGGACGTCTTTTCATTGTGCTTAATTCAGCCGCTAATACAGGATACTGTTGATAGTCTAACAGTTCATCTAATCCTCTAACTGCTAACTTACATACTTTATTCATTTCTTCAAAGTCTTTAATAACACCCCAATTGACTGCACTTAATGTACATAAACTAATTTCACCATCTTCGTCATGTATATGACTTAATGGCTTTGTTGGTAGATTAATTTCACAACATAAATTGCTTTGTCTAATTGGTGCTACATCTTCGATGAATGCGCCGTGTGTATTAGCATGGTCAACATTCATTAAATAAATTCTGCCTGTGTCTTTACGTTCTTGAACAAACGCAGAAAACAATTCAATAGCAGGAACAGACTTCTTCTTAATGCTAGTCATACGTTCTGCTTTTTCGTATATTTCTTTAAACTTGTCTTGATCAGCAAAGAAGGCATCGTATAAACCCGGTACATCATGTGGAGAGAACAATGTGATGTTTTCGCCTTTAATAAGTCTTTCGTACATTAGTTTGTTAAACTGTACACCATAGTCCATGTGCCTTACACGATTATCTTCTGTACCTTTGTTGTTCTTTAACACCAGTAAGTCCTCGACTTCTAAGTGCCAAATTGGGTAGTATAATGTGGCGGCTCCTCCCCTTACTCCACCTTGGGAGCATGACTTAACTGCTGATTGAAATAATTTATAGAAGGGGATAACTCCTGTGTGGGTTGCGTCTCCACTCCTGATAGGTGAGCCAATTGCCCTAATGTTACCAGCACCAATACCGATACCTGCTTTCTGGCTTACATACTTTACAATACTGCTACTTGTTGCGTTTATGCTATCTAAACTGTCATCTGTTTCAATTAGTACGCAACTACTAAATTGTCTTTGCGGTGTTCTTACACCTGCCATAACTGGCGTAGGCAAGGAAATTCTAAAAGTGCTGATAGCATCGTAGTATGCTTTCACATACGCCATTCTTTTCTTTTCAGGATATCTGCCAAACAATGTAGCCGCAATCATCATGTATGCTACTTGTGGCGTTTCGTAAATTTGCCCTGTTGCCCTGTTTTGTACTAGGTACTTACCACGGAACTGTTCCATGGCCGCATAAGTTAAATCTTCGTCACGTTCATGTTTAATATAAGATTGTAATTGATTGATTTCGTCTTTGGTATATAAGTCAACAAATTCTGAATCATAGAAACCGTCGTCGATATTCTTTTGTACAATATCGCATAAGCAAGGTGGTTCGAATGTATTGTAAACCATCTTACGCAAATGATAGTTAATTAATCTACCTGCTACATATTGATAATTTGGTGTTTCTTCAGAGATTAAATCTGCTGTACTTTTAATTAATGTTTCTTGGATATCAGTTGATGCGATACCATCATAGAATTGAATCTGGCTGTTGATTTCTACTTGAGAAGCACTTACGCCGGTTAAACCGTCAACTGCGTACATGACAACTTTGTGTAGTTTGTCTATGTTTAAGTCTTCTTTGTGTCCATTACGTTTTGTTACTTTCATCGTTTGATTTTGTCTAGTTTGTTATGTTTAATATTTTCTAATACTCGTATGTAATTATCTAAATCTTGTCTTTTCACAGTTTGATTCGGTAAAATGTTATAGTAACATACTCCGTCTGAAAAAGCAAGTCCTACTTGGCCAAATTCGTAATTATCTGCTACAAACCATGAAACTTTATTTGGGTCTATTTTTCCCATGTGCACTAAAGTATCATGTAGAAGTAATGCTTTTCCGCTATAACAATACATTCCATCAACTATTATTTCCCAACAAGATGGCCAATGTTTAGGCGTATAGAAATCAAAAGTACGTTCAGTAGTTTTTATCCTACCGATATAATTAATGATTTTTTCTAATTCTAAATCTTGTTTTTTGAAATTGCGCCAAACTGTTAATCTTTGTTGGGCATTGACTACTGTGTCAAGCAATTATCCCAACCATTTTCTCACTAGGTACTTAACTGTTGCCGCTCTGTTACCACCGGAAGCCAATGTGTTGGTTGCTTTGACATTTATTGTCCCTGAACTCATACTTGCTGTGAACTCTACTGTACCTGTGAAGTTATTGTCTATTACGACACCGTTATCAACTAAAGCCGCGTCTGCTAAGCCTGTGTCGCCTGTAATTTGTAATGTACCTGTTCTGCTATACCCGTCACTGGAACTTGCGCCTACGGCCTTAACAGAATACTCAATGATTGCTGAATCATAAACTGATGCTTCGAATGTATCTACTACTTTGTCTACTTCGCCGGCAGTCAAAGAAACAGTTTGTGCTGTATATCCTGAGTCTGCAGAACCACTTAGTAGTAAGTCGTAATCATCATGTGTTAATAATCGTTGGTTAGATTTAACATTTGTTAAACCAGTAACATCTGCGTCAGCATTAGCAAAGTATAATCTATTTGCTATGTATGAGAAGTTTTCTGCTTCTTTATTACCAGTAAATGTTATTGATAGTGCGTCTGACGATGCTGTTACATTTGTATATGATTCTATATTTGTAGCACCAGAATTAAATTTAGTTCCTTTTATTTGTGCCGCTGTAAACATATTAAAACTTGTACTTGCTACAGCACCACTAACCCATGCTTCTAATTTACCTTTAATTGTATCGCTGGCCTTTGTGCGACTTCCTGTAGCAATGTTTAAATCGCTATCTATCGCAACTACATTAAACTCTGAACCGTCTGTAGAATATAAGTTCCATTTATTGGATGATTCTGCCGCGGCCTTTAGCCATGTGTTACTTGTTGCGTTATTATTGATTGCTGAAATAACACTTGTTAGTGTTGTAAAACTAGATATTGCTATGTTTAAATCACTACCAGCACTTCTTGTTACATTAATATTGCCAGTAAGTGTTAAGTTATCAGGATTAGTAACTGTGCTACTGTATGCTACAACTTCTAAATGCTTATCCTCTAAACCAATAAATGCTGTACCAGTAACATGGTCTGCTATGATGTATGCGTTACTTAGTTTTCTGTTATCAGGTATATCTGTACCTGTAAAGTATTGCTGATAAAAGCCTTGTATATCAGTACTGCCTATAGTATTATCTGATGATGAATCAACGATAGCAGAAATAATATCTACATTATCGTAATATGAAACTGTAAAATCATCACTTCCTGTTGGCTGAGTACCAAATGTTATTGTATGATTTGCTGTTTTGGAGTTGGTATCTGACGAAATAATATATTCATTTGATAATAGGTTTGCTGTTGTCCTAGTTGCGTCTGTACTTAGCAATGTGCCGTTTTTAGTAACAGTTACATCAGGACTTTGGAAAAATGCGTTGTCAAAAACGTTGACTACACTTGTACTACCAACCGCTGTGCCAAATACAGTTTTACCATGTGTTTGACTACTAGTGCTACTAGGTGTGTATATACTGCTGTTAGATGTACCATCGAATGTACCAGGTGCTAAACGTTTACTAGGTAGTATAATTCTAATAACATTGTTATTTAAATACCCACTAGCATAACTATAACCGCCTACTACGTTGTTAATATTAATAGCATTAGCATTTTGCTTAGTGATACCAATTTGTGGATCTAAGCCTATAAATACTTCTTTGCTATCTGATGCTAACCCAATTTCACCAGGGCGTAGAGGTTGTGGTAAATCTACACGATTACCCCTTCTTTGTTGCATTCTTGATATAATTATCTTATTGTCGTCTGCCAAAATGTTCTCCGATATAGAAGTATTTATCTCTTTTGTAATTTAGTTGTTAGGAAAGTTTTTCCAACACGTTGAGGTACCACAGTCTATGCCTGCCATATAGGATACTGTCAGTGTGCCTCTCCAGTGATGTAGGAAAGTCGCCACCTATTCTATCGTATACTATGTATTTGGTAGGATTTTTTTGGTATTCTTCTCTACCTGATATGTATTCCATTAAATTGGTTTTAGTATGTATGTGTTTAGGAAGTCGTATATACTTGCC